ATCCTCTTTGCTTCCGCATCTCTTGCAATAACATTCAGATTCATGAACTTGTCATAAGTATACATCTGCTTATTTAACTCTTCCATAAGACCGGCAGTATCACCGGTAAGAGCTAGGTTTCTGGCGTTAATTAAATTACTTTCACGTCCCGTTATAACAGAGGCTTCTATTTCACTACTAATACTTGATTCAAAATCTAAGAGACTGCTAGCTTGTTTATTAACTTGTTCTAGAGTAGTTCCTAACTTTGTAGCTCTAACTATAGCTGCACTTAAGGCTTCTATATCTCCTTTAAAATTCATTAGTACGGTTGCACTAGTTTTAGCAATACCGTCTAATATCTGTCTTTGTGTAAGGGCTAGCTTATTTCTTGCTCCTTCTATCTTTGCACTAGCCTGCAAAATACCGTAAGTTTGGTTTAACTTCTTGCCTGAAATAGCAGAAGCTGTTGCTAGTGCAGCCATTTGGTCGGCTGAAGCACCGATACGTTTTTGAACTAATGCAGCGGTTTCAGCAAATGCTTTATTGGCAGGTACTAAAAATCCAAAAGTATTTGTTAACTGGGAGTACGTTTCGGTAACCTCTTTCGAAAGTAAGAAATTGCTATGTGCAATCGCCATTAACTGGCCATGTAATTTTCCTGCCTCGCTTACTGATACTCCTAGATTCTTAGCAAAATCGAATGCCTTTTGATTGAACTGTATTGCGAGCTTTACAAGAGTTTCAAATCCTTTTGCAAGCAAACCTAGCATACCAATTCCGAAATTGGTTCCGAGCTGCATCAAACCTTCAGCGAAGACTTCCATTTTAGAGCCGCCTTCTTCGGCTTTCTTTTTCATCGCCTCTAGGACTTTCTCACCTTTTGTTAGCTGGGATATTAGAGGGCCTATGAAAGGTAGCCCTCCTATTGTTTTCATGACAACAGCTAGACCTCCCATTGAGGTTTCAAAACGTTTTGCTTTTTTTAGTAACTTATCATATTCTGCGCCTTGCATCTTTATTGCTTCCAATGCATTCCAGTAACTATTCCTTATATCACTTGCTGCTTGACTATGCTCGGCTGCTGTACCTTTTATCAATAATTCAAAATCAAATAACTGTTCAGCTAGCCTTTCTTGTTTTTGTTTGTTTGCTAGAATCGCCTTTTCTACCGATGCAACAGATGAGAGGTCTTTTAGGAGGTCTTTGTTTTTATCTTTTAACTTATTAGTTTCACTTACTGCATTTCTTAGCTCTTTTGTAAAATCTCGGGCAATACTCTTACCTACTTTTTGAGTATCGATATCAAGGCCCTGGAGAGCATCTCTCATATCATCTCCAATGATACTGCTAATTGCTCTTAGCGTATCTCTCATTGTACCGAATACGGCATTGAGTTTTTCGGCTTCGGTAGTATTGGCGTTGCTGCCAGTAGGTCCAGGAGGCGGTGTAGTGCCTCCAGCTCCGCCGCCAGTTGCGCCAGTACCAGCTCCACGTGTAAATCTTGCTCTTCTTCTAGCCATACTTTATCTATAGATATAAATATGAATAACAGTTATTTTTTACCTGCTTTGCTAGTATATATAGGTGTGCTTTGAGTAGGATTAGGTACATCAGGTCTACTTACTTTCGACTTATAGACGGGTTTACTTGCTATAGCATCTGGAATAGGAGATTTAAACGATTTAGTCTTTTCGGTAATCATTTCTCCTTTACCGGCTGCTTTATTATATTCTTCACGTTCTTTTTCGTAAAATTCGTTCATACTATTGAACGTAAATCTACGTAGCCAGATAGGCATATTATAGACCGTGTCCCAGTCGTAGCCTCCTTTACCAAAGAAAACTATCTCGTGTATTTGTCGGAATAAATCTGATCTATACTCGGGCGGTAGGGTAAAAAAAGGAAATATTTAATGGTATCTCTACACCCTCCTGTGTGTAGCCGTCGGAGCCGACGAAAGTAAAAGTGAGGTCTAAATCAGGAGATATCTTTTTTATATGATCTCTGAAGGCTCTAGCATCTGTTGCTAGAAGGTAGTTATCAATGAAATCCCTTACAGTCTTCTTATCTCTATCGCCATTAACGGCAATGATTGTTTGTTTTAATCTTGTAGTTACTTCGGCAGATAAATTAGCTTTTTTCAAGCCCTTTAGTTCTTCCTCGATGATTCTTTCATCTCCGTGTGTGAGAATTTTAAAAGTAATTTCGTTTTGAGAAGCTGGAAGAGTAAATGTGAATTCGTTAATGTTACTGTATGTACTGTAATCTACATCTCTATTCTTTAAAGTAGAGAGATCGATACTGATCGCTTCATCCTCTCCGGTTACAGGATGTGCCATTTTAACGTGGTAATCTTTTCCATAACCAAGGATACGGGCCGCTATTAGAACTGCGTTCTTATCGCCTACAGTTAGATCGTCGTAGTTGATTTTAGAAACGATAAGTGAGTTAAGTAACTTATCGAAAACTGTACCCTGCCTTATATAGTTTGGGTTAGAGAGGATATCTTCCTCTTTTGCTGTCATGTACTTCATTTCAATAACCCCTGAGGATAAAGGGTTATCTAAGGGATACAAAAGCCCTTTGGAAGGGAGTTCTACTGTTTCAGTAGGTAGCGATAACTTGGTTTGTGTACTCATAATCTTGATTTATGTTATATATACATAAATATATCAAGTATGAGTTTTTTTACCTATTCTAGAACAAATTCCAGTTCCAGGGGTCGGCGTAGATAGTAACTGCAATAAATACAAGGATCCATACAATAGATACTCTAATATTATCCCAAACCTCTCTCATATTATCTCGTCTACTAATCTCGGCCTCTAACTCCGAGGTCCAGGTTCCGTTATACATTGCATCAAGAGACTCGTAAGAGCTTCTATTGAAATCATACTTAGGGTCAGTCCACTTAAACCTAGTCATAAGGTTACCTAGTCTACGGAAGAAGGCTCCTACAAACTGGCCGAAAGCAGTACTTTCTAGACCTAGCCACCCTAATACTTTCATAACTATCTTCTCAATACCGCACTTAACCATAACACACACAAACCATATAAACCTAACCATAAAGAAGGCTATAAAAAGCCCGATAATAACTCCTACATCGTAGGCCGTAATTCTGTCCATAAAGTCAAACATAACATTGATTTTTATACCTAAATATAACGGATAACCCCATAGGAAACAACTTTTTACAGTGATATATCTTATTGAGAATCAATGAGTTATGAATATTAGGGTTTCTGTAAGATTCATAAAAAAAGCCGCTTTTTAGGCGGCTTCTAATGTGTTGAGAATCAATGAGATATCAATAGTTGAGGATACAGTAATCCATTCCGATACCTAATTCTATGGTAATTGCGTCTTGATTTGACCAATCGTAAGATCCGAAGTTTGCAGTCTTAACGAAAGCTCCCTTAATAATCCACTCAGAAACCACGTCGCCTACAGGTCCAAGGATTGATAGATTCAAATCCTTTTTATAGAAGTCAGAATATCCGTCACGTCCAGTTACGGATTCGTGTGATAAACGTATCCACTCGATACAGGCCTGCTGTCCAGAAGGAGAGATAGGATTGTAAAGGTTAAGGGTCATATCTTGCCATTCGGCCTTACCCTTGATCTTCCGGTAGATATTAATGTGGTCTAGCTTTACCTCATTCAAGTTGATATTGGGTGCTGTAGCACTCTTAATCATGAAAGAAGGAATGCCGTCAATATACATGATAAACCGGTTCTGAACCGTTGGTTCATAGGCCGTGAACATTATTTCATTTGGATCTAGTACTGGCATTTTATTCTTGTTTTATATAAATATCTATTAGTACAGAACCTATTACTTAGCTTCCTTCTCTATTTTTTTTGCTGCTTCTACTGCTTTAGCTGCGTCTTTATCTGAAACGCCTGCTTTTTTAAGTTTACCTCCTAGAGCAACAGCGCCTCCTAAAGCGGCAATTAGAACAGGAAGGTAATCAGTCAATTGAGCTAAAACACCTCCAGGAGGTAAGTGCGTAAATCCTTGCTGCATAGCACTCATAGTTTGGGGGTCAAGCTCATTTATCTCATCTCCTTCAGCTGTAATGGTCTCCATCTCTTTCTTTACACCACCAGTAGTTGCCTTAAACGTTTTGGTTGCGGCTTTAAGAGGATTGACGATACTTCCCTTCTGTACCTTATCGATTACGTCGTCTAGAAGTGCGATTATTGCGCCGATTTCAGAGCTATCGAGGCCCTTCATAAGGCTTACTTGCCTGGCTAGATCAAGAAGCTTTTTCTTGAAATCACTTATGTTATACACCATGTTAGGCTGATCATTCTTAGACAAATTTAGCGCTTCCGGTCTTACCTTCTTATCGCTATGCTTTTCAGCTTTTGCTCCTTTATCGGCTTTAGCCTCTTCTTTAGGTGCTTTTTCTTTCTTCTCACCTTTAGGTGTTTTAACGGCCTCGGTATAAGCACCGCCTGACATATCACCTTTGGCTTCAGTCAATACCTGCTTGGCAAGTGATTCGAACAATTGCTTTGATAAATGCAATCTAACTTTTGTGTTATTTTTCATCTAGAGTTATTTTTTATTTTATGCACCAAACGTAACACCGGTTGGTAAGATGTTGAAATCAAGTTGAATGAATTCAGCTGTTCTAGTAGGCTGTAGGTAAATAGCACCTACAAGAAGGTTACGGTCAATTACATCTGGTGTATTATTGGTCTCATCCATTACTACACGGAAGGCATATAGACCTTGACGCTGTTGTACGTAATCAAGATATGGATTAACTTGAGATAGGAAACGATTACGTGTAACGGCTGTATTCTGCTCGAATACCAAAGTCTGGGCAATCTGACCGATATAGCTCTTAAGGGCGATCAATAGACGACGTACATTCACTCTATCTAGTGCAGAAGCACGAGCTTGTAGTGTCTTTTGTCCATATACTACTGTACCTTGACCGGGGAATACTGCGATTGGGTTAACGCGACCTGTATATAATGTATTACGTTGACCTACAGTTAGACGTCTTTCAGGCTGGATTACAGTTGGAAGACCTCCGCGATTTAGACCAGCGGGTGCAAACCACTCAGCTGATACCTTATCGTTGTACTCGTATACTCCGGGGATAATTACTGAAGCAGGTACGAAGTTCAGACGTCCGGTTTCGATTGAGCGAACCTGTAACCATGGCCAATATGTAGCACCATAGCTATTGTCGTAAGACTGCGCTGCTGTAGTTACAAGGTTAATGGCTTGATTATATCCAACCATATCAACTACTGCAATAGCATCTCCACGATTCTGAACCATTGCAAGAAGGCTACTGATTATTGAGGTAGCGTTTTGATTTGTGATACCTGGAGCATATATCGAATCATATACGTACTGGTCTTGATTGGCCAGCAAATTGATAGCAGTAGCGTAATTGTCAGGGAATACACCTTGAATATTTGTTGCTGAGTTAGAACCTACTGAAGTTATAGTTGGGATTTGCTCGAATAAGTTCAATGGAGCAAGACCGAAACAACCGTACAAGGGACCTACAGCACCACCGAAAGCACCGTTTTGAGATCCGCTACCGTTCAAAGGAATTGAGGCGGTGTAGGCGGCATAAGGACGGCCTTGTGGATTTAGGTAGTTAGGAGTCGGTAGGTTAACGTTTCTAACACGTACATATAATGATGAGTTAGGATAGCTACCGGTAATCTCTAAATATTGCTGTCCATCGCTATCTGTAGCTACGGTTTGGGTTTGATCACCGATTACGTAGGCAATATAGTTATTCTGATTAGGATCAAGAGAAAGGTTTGTCCAAGTCTCAAGTACGGTTTGGTTGGCTGTATAATCATCTCCTCTTCTAATCAAAAGAGTAAAGAGGCCGGAAGCTGAATCGGCTTGAGTAACTTGCCATCTAATATTATTTATAGACCCTGAAGGTAGAATACCGTTGAGTGCTGTTGTTGCACCCTGGTTATTGTTCATAATAGTACCTACTGAAAGGGTTTCAAGTACGAAAGGAGTCTCGCCAGCAAGACTACAAGGGATAAGGGATGAAGTCGCTGCTGTATAGGATCCACTAGCAACTCTCGTTACAAGAAGTGAAGTACCTCCTTGTTGGAAGTAGTTATAAGCGGCTTGCGAAGTTAAATACTCGTAGGTGTTACTGTTAGATACAAAGGTAGTTCCGAATCTAGCTTTATACTGAGAATAGGAAGTTACGAGTGTTGGGATATTAGGTCTACCTACAACGGTTGGACCGATTAAGGCGGCTCCTACTGTTACTGGACCTGCAGTTACCTGGGAAAGGTCGTTTTCTCTTAGGAATACACCTGGTGAAATTAATGCTTCTGCCATTTTAATAATTTATTTCTAGTAATAAATATCAGTCCATAAAGGCAAAACCTAATTTATTCCCAAGGAGTACTCACTTATGCAGGAAGCGGAGAGATATCTCCAGTTTCGGGATCAATACTGCCATCACCGTACTTTTCTCCAAGCTGTTTAAGTTGCACGCGCTGTTTAAGTGCATTAGATTTAATAGCTTCTTTTAGGTTCTCTAATTCGAGATCAAGTAGAGTTCTTTGAAAATGTAACTCACCTAGAATTGCCGCTAGACGAGCGGCCTCTTGTCTGTTGTTTTGAAACTCTTGTAACTCTTCTGGAGATAATGTCTGTTTTTCCATGTTTTATTTATTTTGTAACTTTTTTGGCTGCTTTCTTACGTGGTTTTTTGACTTCAGCAGGCTGTACTTCTAGAACAGGGGTCTCAACTTCAGGCTCAGGCTTAATGAAAAGACTCTTCAACTTGTTGATGATCTTACTAAGTACCATGGTTTAGTTATTTGGTAATAAATAGTATTGAATCTATGGGATCTAATATATAAATATCTACTAAACTTGCAGAATTAAACCTTTCTATCTTCTTCTTTCCTAAGTCCGTAATTAATCCACCTATACCATATCCTTTCGTGTATATAGTATTGAATAGGCTTATAGACTAGTTCGGCGATACCAAATGCCGCACCTATTTTGACTGAACCTGATACTCCCCACATTATTATAAAGCCAATTAGAGTGCTGATAACTCGATAGCTTACGGTTTTTGCTATATGTCGTTTTCTTTCAACTATCATCTTACTATTACTACATCTCCCTTCCAAATTACCTCTACTGCAGTACAGCTTACGTGGTGTTTTTCAACTTCTTGATTCCTAATCGAATCCCAGACTGTATCTCGGGTTGTATGTACAGGGAGTTGAAAGATAACATTTGAGCAAATACGTTCTTGTCCGTCGACTAGTATTCGCCAAAAGCTATGATTATCCTTACACTGGGTATTCCACCTTACTTTTACGTCTATCATAATTTTCCCTCCTGTTTCATTTGTTCACGGATTTTGGTTGCAGATATATCATGGATCTCTTGAGGAGGTACATGTTCTATTACGTCGTAGCCTATTCCTCTTCCGATATTAACCGATTCGATATCGGGAATTTTCATGATATGTAATTTTCCTGTTTCTAGGAGATCTCTTAGTTCGCTCGATAGGTTCATAAGAATCTCTTGAGCCGTCCACGGGTTCTTCTCGCTAACAGGGACATCGCGAATACAGAGAAGTACCTTTTTTCCTTCTTCGAGAGCTTGATCAATTAACCATCTATGCCCAGAATGCCAGGGCTGCCATCTCCCGATGAACATTGCCCACTCTCCGGACTTATGTTCTGCTTTAGCTAGGTAGTTCTTCATTAGTATAGCGTTTTATTGCATCTACGCATTCGGATATTGATAACTTAGACGTGTCTAAATGTAATATACGTTCTTTTTCTGGTATTTCAAAATCTTGCACGTGAAATTTTTCTCTCCCTCTTTCCCCTTCGTAGGTCAAGTATATCCACTTAACATCGTCGGTCAGATTCTTAAGGTAGTTACGTGCTTCTTTATAAGGATATACGAGAGATAGAATAATACCGTCACTACCTATACTATTCATGTAGTGAGCAATATCACTGGCTCTATTCAGATTTTGAATACGGCCTTTTCTACTGAAATTTTTGTTTTTAAAGATTTCACGCAGTTCATCTCCGTCAATATTCCAGTATTCACCGAAACACTGTTCGTTTACTAATTTTTTTGCCAGGGTAGACTTACCGCAGTGGGGCTGTCCGAATAATACTATAATCATTTTTTATAACCGAATATGTCAAAGAACCATTTGTGACTGTTGTAGATCCATTCGTAGGTGTAATCGCCTAATATGTCTCTTGAATCATCAGGTAGAGCACCTAATGTATTTCTAATTGTATGATCGCCATAAATACCGTGTACGGTATCATCTTCTACTGTGATTTGAGGTATATGGCTGAAGTTATGTTGGTAATAAGGTACTTCAAGATATTGATAGATACTCTGCATCATTGCCTCTGGTTTAGTGCAGAGATCCTCATATCTAATAATAAGAAAGTTTTGAGCTGTCTTATCAAGTATTGCTTGATATAGCTTTGGTACTGCATGCCCTATTGGATGTCCTACGGCCCATTTTTCTACTCGCTGCTGTGTAGTTAAACCCGTTAATTTAGCATTGTCTATTTCACCCTGATCTCTATCGGGATTGGCTCTAAATTTTTTCTCCATAGAAGCAAATACCGCTCTCAAATCCCTTACCATGTATAGCATTTTAGGATTTGGATAAATGTTATTCACTAAGGAGTAAACAGAACCCCAATTTCTATTTTTGTCTAGAATGTAAGGCTTGTCAGTTAAATTTTCGATATAACCTCTTAGTCCCTCTCTACAGAAGGCATAAAACCCGTCACGCCACATTTCTTTATCCCCAGCGTATGCTTCTTTGTTTCCGTTATAACCAATTCTAGCACCTAGTACTAGATCAATCATACCGGAGGTAGGCGTAACATGAAAATCAGGATTTTGTCCAATGAGGTTTTGTAGTAATGTTGAACCGGCTCTAGGAAGTGAGCTTTGATAAAATATTTTTTGTCTCATAACTTAATTTAAATATAACTAAATTTTTTATGTTTTCAAAACTTTTTTATAAAGTACAGACTATATAACTATATTCTTCTGTGCATGCTACTTCTGTTGGTCCGGTAATGCCCCCAAATGCAAGAGCTGCATTTTGTGTACCTGCCCCTGCTAATGCATATCTAGCAGTACTTAAAGCACAACCTGCTGTCCAAGTAGATCCATTATACTCTTCTGTACAAGTATATCCTTGTCCACCAAAAGCAAGTCCGGCGTTTTGTGTTCCTGCTCCTGCTAAAGCAAATCTAGCAGTAATCAAAGCACCGCCTGCTGACCAAGCAGATCCATTGTATTCTTCTGTGCAAGAGACAATTGAAGCGTTATCTTCTCCTCCAAAAACAAGCCCAGCGTTTTGTGTACCTGCTCCTGCTAAATATTTTCTAGCGGTAATTAACGCGCTTCCTGCTGACCATGATGATCCATCATATTCTTCTGTACATGCTCCATATGGGCTGTCTCCTCCAACAGCTAAAGCGGCATTTTGTGTTCCTGCTCCTGCTAAGTAATATCTACCAGTAATTAAAGCACCTCCTGCTGACCATGATGATCCATCATATTCTTCTGTACATCTAAGTACATACGGTGAGTAAAAACCTCCAAAAGCAAGTCCGGCGTTTTGTGTTCCTGCTCCTGCTAATCCATGTCGAGCACTAGCTAAAGCACCACCCGCTGTCCAAGAAGTTCCATCATATTCTTCTGTACAAGATACACTGTTGACAGGGGGGAGTGCCCTCCCTCCAAAAGCAAGACCTGCGTTTTGTGTACCTGCTCCTGCTAATTCGAACCTAGCGTAAATCATAGCGCCACCCGTTGACCAAGCTTGCGGTCCGGTATATTTAACTCTCCCCTCATCTTCATCATACCACATACTGCCTTCAATCTCTGGTGTTGGTGTTTTACCAAGCACCAAAACTGCAGTACCTGAAAGTGTTAAATTAGGGCCGTTAATTAACATGTTGTATTGTTGATGTTTTTATTGTTTATTCTGGGATTGTACATATTGATATTCCGTTGTATTCTTCTGTGCATGATGCTCCAGATGGACTCCCTCCAAAAGCAAGTCCGCTAGCTTGTGTTCCTGCTCCTGCTAATTGTTGTCTACCAGTAATCAAAGCACCGCCTGTCGACCATACAGTTCCGTTATATTCTTCCGTGCAGGCATATCCCGGTGATCCGCCAAATGCAAGACCTGCATTTTGGCTTCCTGCACCTGCTAATTTAGTAACACCGTTAATCAGTGCACCGCCTGTAGCCCATGCTGATCCGTCATATTCTTCTGTACAAGTATATCCTTGTCCACCAAAAGAAAGAGCTGCATTTTGTGTTCCTGCTCCTGCTGACGACTCTCTACCGAATATTAAAGCACCGCCTGCTAACCACGAAGTTCCGTTATATTCTTCTGTGCACGATACATATGAAGTACCTCCAGAGGCTAATGCTGCGTTTTGAGTTCCCGCTCCCGCTAATTGAGATGTACCATTAATTAAAGCGCCGCCGGCTGACCAAGAAGATCCATTATATTCTTCTGTGCATGTTCCTACATTAATTGAAGGATTATTTCCCCCAAAAGCAAGGCCTGCGTTTTGGATTCCTGCTCCACCTACTCCAAATCTACACGTAATTAAATTACCGCCTGCTGCCCACGATGTTCCGTTATATTCTTCTGTATTTCTTAAAGGATTAGGTCCACCATCCCCTCCTCCAAATACTAAACCTGCATTTTGTGTGCCTGCCCCTCCTGCTCCTTCTGTCCTACAGGTAATCAATGCACCGCCTGCCGACCATGTACTATTCCCTGATCCAAATGTAAACTGTATTTTTCCTAATGTAGGATTAAACCACATATTACCAGCAGTAGTTGTATTCGATACTGTATTAAGTATCAGTACTGCCGATCCTGTAATGACTAAATTTGAATTATCTATGTTCATTGATATGTGGTGTTGTCCTTTCTATTATAAATATTTTAGAAGCAGCATATGACTGGTACTGTATTGTATTCTTCTGTGCATGCTACATTTGGATCTCCTCCAAAAGCAAGAGCTTTAGCAAATGTACCTGCGCCTGCTAAACTACCTCTACCGGTAATTAATGCGCCGCCTGCTAACCATGATATACCATTGTATTCCTCTGTACAAGCCTCATTTGGAGTTGTACCTCCAAAGGCTAAACCTGCATTTTGTGTCCCTGCACCAGCTAGTGTTCTCCTGCCAATAATCATAGCGCCGCCTGCCGACCAATTAGTTCCGTTATATTCTTCTGTACATGATAGTATAGGTCCGTTCTGTCCGCCAAATGCAAGACCAGCATTTTGTGTACCTACTCCTGCTAGAATACATCGGGCATTAATCATTGCTCCACCGGCCGACCAATTAGATCCGTCATACTCTTCCGTACAGGATACGTTACTACTAACCGGAGTTCCGGCATATCCTCCAAAAGCAAGCCCCGCATTTTGTGTTCCTGCTCCTGCTAAATTAAATCTAGCTGTAATTAAAGTAGTACCTGTCGACCAGGCTGTTCCGTTATATTCTTCAGTACAAGCTACTATAGTTGGTATACCACCTCCGAAAGCGAGACCAGCATTTTGAGTACCTGCTCCAGCTAAAAGATATCTAGCGGTAATTAAAGCTCCGCCTGCTGCCCAAGATGATCCATTATACTCTTCTGTACAAGATACTACTGTTGGAGTACTACCCCCGAATGCGAGGGCTGAGTTTTGAGTACCTGCTCCGGCGAGCCCGTTTCTAGCAGTGATTAAAGCACCGCCTGCCGCCCATGCTCCATTACCAAGCCCGGTATACTGTACTTTCTGTAATAATTTATTATACCATATAGCGCCCTCTATAGCAGTATCGTCTGCTCTTCCAAGTGTTAAAACCGCTTGGCCTGATATAACTAGGTTAGGAGGTCCGCAAACTTTCATACTACGTCACATTTGATAATAAATATATTAGAATCAAATGTTATTGAGTATTTCGTCAATATTAAACATGTCTGTTAACTCCATGTAAGGACATTCGTGTAGATTATTTTCAAATTGAAAATCAAAGAGATACGATCCTATGAGCTGATTTGCTTTCTTGGGTAGGTTTGCAACTACATTTTTATGTAATCTATATCCGAATACTGTCGGCGAAGTTCCTACCCATAGTACTGTCGATGGAAGTTTGAATGCGGCAGCAGCATGCTGTAGACAAGAATCGATTAGAACGCGTTTCTGTGCATCAACTAGTATTGCAAATAACTCAATATTGGATAGCTGTTGGTCTATTCTCTCTACCCCGTCTAGGTGATATCCGTCGGGTCTAGTTACTTGAAATATGTGGTATTGATTTCTGAATTTATTTACAATTGCCTGGGCTATATCTTGAGGCATATCGCGGGTCCAGGAGTAATTATACTTTTGACCTTGGCCCGGTCCTCCCCCTGTTTGAATAACTATTGTTGGTTTTTGTCTTTTCCAAAGACCGACTAATTGTCTTTGTACGTAGTTTGCAAATACTTGGGGCTGTTGTTCAGTATATTTTATACCCAGTAGATCGCACCAGTTTTCAATCAAATGCTTTGTTTTAGTAATATGTCCTGTTTGATTGTAGGGTTCGTGTCTACAGACAATGATATCTTTCTCGTAGATATAGTCTTCATAGAAGTAGGGTGCTTGTGTTAAATTGTATACCCTATCGATATAAGGGTTATTTAGAAATGCTTCTGGATAGGATACTACCATTATCAGCTTTCTGTCAGGAAAAGCTTCTTTTATATCTTTACATAGAGAGGTTGCTGCAATATTTTTACCTAATCCTCCCTGTATATGCCAGATAAAAAATTTATCTCCAATATTCCTGTTTGAGTGGTATATGTATCCTTGTTCTTGTTTCATTAAAATATTAATTCAGTTAAGTTCTCTTCCTCTCCAAATCCTACTTTAGGTACTACGTTGAATGCTAAACTGCATCTAGGTTTATCAGTCTTATTGACCGGTACCGAATGCATGAGATGAGAAGGGAATAGTATTAACAGGCCTGGTTCAAATGTTATAGCGAATTCCTGCTGTGCATACCTTAAGTCTTTTTTATCTTTTACTAGCTTTGGGGAAATATAAGATGCATTAACACCGCCTGCTGTTCTATGAAACTTGATAGCCGATGTTTTTTCAGCTGCATGTCCGTAATAGAGTACTCCTGAGAGTAGACTATTTGGGTGAGTATGTGCAGTATGGTGCTGTCCTGGGGCTTTTATAGAGACCCAAGATTGTCCGAATCTATATTCATTATAGGCGTATCCTAGCTTCTCGGCATACACCTTCACGTTACCTAAGATAAATTCAGCTAATGTCGCACATTCAGGTTTATCTAACAAATAGCTATCCTTAGATCTGAACCCGTAGTTATCATGATCGGAATCGGTACCCATGTCTTGACCATCGAAGAACTTAATTACCTTTGCATACTGCACGGGCAGCGTGGTAGCGTAAACCGGGGTTGGGAACAACTCCAGTATTTCATAATTAATTTGCATAACGTCCAAATATTATTTCAGAAATGGTTTCTTTATCGCCCAGTGTTCCTTTCGTTAATACGTTTACACCTAATGCTTTCCTGACTTTATTTGTTCTATTGGGAGGTACACCATGTGTAACGTATGAAGGAAATATAATGAAATTATTTTGTTGCGGTGTAAAATAAATTTCCTCCTGAGAGAATTTATGCTGCTGATAATCGTCCTGTAGAGAGGGTTCTAAATAAGTTCTATACTGAGATCCAGCTACTTTACTAAAGCAAATAGCTGCATCCCCGGGTTCAAAATCGTAATAAAATACGCCGGCAAGTAGAGTGTTTGGGTGAGTATGTGCTTTGTGAAATTGACCGGGCATTTTATAGGTAAGCCACGATTGAGAAAACTGCAATTCCTTATAGCGATACCTCATTACGTTAGTGGCAAAGTCATTAAAGCATTGCATGAAAAAATTAGCCAGCGGTTTACAGATTGGATGATCAATTATATAGCTATTTTTTGATATCCAACCATAAGGGCTATTTTTTCCATCGTTCATTTCGCAACTATCGAAGTACTTAACTATTTCAGTTGTATCTCCCGGGTATGTTGCTACATACAGCGGAGTTGGAAACATTTCAAAAACTTTAGCACTACTCCCTGCTATATTCATAACCTTAATTACTTTTTTGTGAAGGACTGATAAAATTAAATGCTATAGAGATTCTCTCTTCGTTTGATTCGTTTCTTTCTACGTGATGTTTGATCCAACTTGGAAACAGGTAGAAAGTAGATTCTTTAGCTGGCTTTGTCACAGAAAATGCGTTAGCCATTGTATGCTCTCTCTGTACCTTACTATTCATGAAGAATTCTATGTCGTCTCCCCTATGTAGCACTAAATCTCCCATGTTATTTCTTGGAACCGATACATAGTATACCCCAGACAAGATACTGTTCTGATGATCGTGTAATAGGTTATAATCATGATGTCCGTTGATGTTAATCCAGAAATTACCTATCTCTAGGTTATTGATTCCAGTATAACGAGCACATACATCGTTGACGAATACGTTCAAGTCATTGAAGAGGTTTTCTAACGCTACCGGAATTGGGAAGAGGAGTTCGCCTGAATGCCATCCTCCTCGATTTGAAATCGTAACCCCGGGCTTCTGTCTACGGGTTTCCAGGCAATACTGCTTGATAGATTGATTATCGATTCCTGATACAGGACACTCCCAAACCGGAGTTGCGAACCATAACTGTTCGTAAACTTTAAATTCCATAACTAAGTTTTTAATTATCTAAATGGGCGACCGCCGGTCCAAAATACTAGACACTTACGCTGGCCTCGTGTGATTGGTTTTACTCTATGCATGCAGAATGCTGGAAAGCAAATAACGTCTCCTTTCTCCCTGGGCACAACTACTGATTTTTGACCACCAAACCAGATCTCAAAATCGCCTCCTTCATAATCCCTAGGATCTGATAATTGAACAGTAGTAGCGATCTTTCTTTTATTAACATCGAGAGCACCTACGTCCATATGCCAGTCCAGGTGCCCTCCATCAGTTGGGTAGACTACATAGTGGATGGGATCGGTAACAACATCGATATCAAAATGAAATGCTTTTTCGTTAGCTTCTAATACTAGCGGAAATAAAATATCATAAAGCCATTTTGTATGCGGGGCTGGTTCAAGGTAGGCAATATCTCGGTTATTTGTTTGGTAGGAATCAGTATCGGTACCTAATTCTCTTACACCAGTCCTACCCTTGGAAAATTTATAGTTTGCTTTAACCATCTGCTCCAGTTCTCCGATCATACGATCATTAAATACGTTTTTAAAATAGTAAAACGTATTCCAGTTAGATTGTGGCTTAAAATTATTGTACGGCTTTAATGGAAACATAACAATTTATTTTTCAGTTCTATCAAGCATGGTAAACCAGCCTGTTAAAATATACTTTGTTTGAGTGGGAGAAGGAACACCTCTATGTAAATGCATCCAGTCCGACGGCCATATTATTAACTTTCCTTCGACTGCTGATTCGAAATGGTGCTGATAAAAAAATTCAGTTTCACCTCTATCTGTTACTGTATTTAAGTAAACAGCCCAGACTAGAAACCTGTTACTGTATTTGTTTGTTGCTCTTTCGCAATGCCACCCGTGAAATCCTTCTCCTGGTTCGTAGCGCTGCATATTGAATAGAGGGCTAATCTGCAAAGGATCAAGCTTAGAGAATGCTAGAGAATGTCTGTCAATATAATCTCGTTGACCTTTTTCTAAAATACCTACTAATTCTGTTAGCAAAGGACTCCAAGTCGGATGTTGCAAGTACCTAGGATCAAAAGTTATGTCTGTTGACTTTTTTCCGTTAGATGACGAAGTACCGTCGGGGCCGTAGAGTACGCCCGGTTTTTTATCTTCGGATACTTCAAACGCATCTATAAAAGCTTTACATAACTGAGAGGATAATGCCTTCTCTTTTCTGTATATGAACATAACTAAGTTTACTGTTGTTGCTGGCTTTCAACATGCTGGGCAAGCTGCTGTTGACGAGCCTGTTCAAATGTCAAAAGTGTATTACCTTCGGCCTTGAGTCTTTGCAGGGTTTGATAAGGACCTACAGCGTTAATAACTTCACTCGGTTCACTATTTGGACTGAGAGCCTTTACTCTATTTTCAAGCCTTAGTCCTAAGCTTTCGGCCTGATGTGTATTTACCTCTCTATCGTCGAAGGTTCCATCGTTGAGTTCGGCTTTAATCTTAGACCAAGTCTGGATCTCACGAACACGGTCGTGGGCTACCTGTTCCATGCAGGCTTTATTGTAGAGATTTTGATCTAAATCGATCTGTGCCTCTATAATATCGAGCATATCACCTTTAAGTTCTGCTTCTTTCATTTTACGTTCGAGTCTGAGCCTTTCTACATCGGCTCTTCTCATTTCAAATGAAAGATTCATCATCGCATCAAAGTGCGCAGACATTTCCCTAACCGACTGCCAGTATTTAGATGCCGGAGTGGGATGCTTGGCATCATTCAAGACCGATACACGCATTTCCGTTTCAGTACGGAAAATTTGTTTTTTATTCCAGTTATCGGCCAGTTCTTCTTTTAATCTTACAACTTCCCTAGCGTCTTCCGGTTTCAAAACCGCTAGAATATTCTGTAAATCACTAGGAATTGCTAGTTCGCGACCTGATTCTTGTTTATTTTCGTCCATAACGAAGTTTGTATTTACTATTAATGTAACAAATATTATTCAATCTTCCAACTCTTTTTAGGGAAGAATGATATTTTGAGGTTCAGGGCCACAGAGCCATGGTGTTGAACCGGAAACGCAAGTTTGCCATTCTGTCTGAGTCTGATCAACTACGGCATCAACGAGAGCTTGTGCTTCTGCTTTAGTCTTTTCTACAGCTCCTACCCGGGTTGCCCAGATTTGATTGTTTTCCGTTACCCATACGTTTGCGGGATATCCGGCAATGTGGGATCTTTGGTTATCTTCGTGGGTGATGAATCCTACCCCCGTGTTAACTGCTACGTAATACTGCATGTTTTTTAGTTTTAAGGTTTATTAATAAATATTACTTGTTCTTAAATTTATTGATTTTTGCCGTAAGATCGGCAATTTGCTGCTGCTGTTCTTGGATGGCTTTAATAAGCGGAGCTATAATTTTTGAATAGCTCATACCCTCTACCTCGCCTGCTTCATCCTTACTTACTATTTCAGGATAAACATTGGCTACCTCTTCGGCAATCAATCCTATGTCATGTTTGCGGTTGGTTTTCCAATCAAATTCAACAGGTTTGAGTTGGTTAATTTTATCAAGCTGTGATGTTAATTCTTTGATATCATCTTTGTAGCGCTGGGCTGATGTTTCAATAAGGCATGATACTGTTGTGATGCCGTTTTCGGCACAGTAATCGAAAGATAGTAGAGGGCCTATTCCACCTGTGTATTCTTCCGTGCAGGCTAAATATGCCCCGTAAAACCCTCCAAAAGCAAGTCCAGCATTTTGTGTTCCTGCTCCAGCTAATGCATATCTGGAATTATTTAGAGTACCGCCTGTTGACCACGTTGATCCGTTATATTCTTCCGTACAGGCACCGTATCCGCTACTGCCTCCAAAGGCTAAAGCAGCATTTTGTGTGCCTGCTCCTGCTAAACATTTTCTACCAATAATCATAGCACCGCCTGCTGTCCATGAAGTTCCGTTATATTCTTCTGTACAAGCTCCTGCAGATCCTCCAAATGCTAAAGCTGCGTTTTGTATACCTGCTCCCGCTAAGCTATCTCTACCAGCGATTAAAGCACCACCAGCAGACCAAGAGGTTCCGTTATATTCTTCTGTGCATGCGCCTGGTCCATAGTTTCCGCCAAATGCTAATCCGGCATTTTGTGTACCTGCTCCTGCTAAATACTCTCCACCTGAAATTAAAGCACCGCCTGCTGTCCAAGTGGCGCCATCATATTCCTCTGTACAGGTATTTGGGGACGGCCTTCCTCCAAAAGCTAAAGCTGCATTTTGTGTTCCTGCTCCTGCTAAACGGAATTGAGCGTTTATCATTGCTCCACCGTTTGACCATGAAGATCCATCATACTCCTCTGTACAATTATAAGTAGGATAACCGCCAAAAGCAAGACCTGCATTTTGAGTACCTGCTCCTGCTAAAAAATGTCTAGCAGTGATCATAGCACCGCCTGCCGACCACGATCCTCCTGGCCCTACACCAGATGTATAATAACAAAATTGAACATTACTTATTGTTTTTATAGAACCTGATATCTCTAGTGTATCATCTACAAATGTAGTTCTGATAGATGTATTGCCTGTTGTGTTGGAGAAGTTGAAGGTTTGGGGGTTGGGGTTTGAGCCAGCATATTCTTCTGTGCATGATTGCCCCGGATTTCCTCCAAAAGCAAGTCCTGCATTTTGTGTACCTGCTCCTGCTAAAAATGCTCTACCAGTAATTAAAGCACCGCCTGTAGACCATGAAGATCCATCATATTCCTCTGTACAGGTAACTGAAGGAGTGCCTCCAAATCCTAAAGCAGCATTTTGTGTACCTGCTCCGGCTAGAGCATACCTAGAGCTAATCAATGCTCCTCCTACCGACCAAGAAGTACCGTTATATTCTTCAGTACATGCTACTGTTGTTGGGTTGGTAGTTATTCCACCAAATGCTAAGCCTGAATTTTGTGTTCCTGCTCCTGCTAAACCTTGTCTAGCAGTAATTAAAGCACCGCCTGCCGACCAAGTCGATCCATCGTACTCTTCAGTACATGCTCTTGATGTTGGGGTGGTAGTTATTCCACCAAATGCTAAGCCTGAATTTTGTGTTCCTGCTCCTGCTAAATACAATCTAGCTGTAATTAAAGCTCCACCAGTTGACCAGGACGATCCATTATATTCTTCTGTACATGATATAGGATTATATCCATCGCTACCTCCAAATGCTAAGCCGGCATTTTGTGTTCCTACTCCTGCTAAGAGATATCTAGCAACACTCAAAGCTCCGCCTGTAAACCAGCTTGACCCGTTATATTCTTCAGTACATGTACAAACATATGTTACAATACCTCCAAATGCTAAGCCTGAATTTTGTGTACCTGCTCCTGCTAAACTTTCTCTAGCAGTAATTAAAGCACCACCAGCACTCCACCCGGCTACTATATTATATCCAAATCCTACACTTCCTGTTACACCTAATGATCCGCTAACTTGAGCCGATCCTGTAAAAGGGAATACGGGCGGTAGGTTTATATAAGATGCTGTAAGGGCATATGAAGATGTTCCAAATAGAGATCCTGTTGCTGATATATTACCTGTTGAATTTGAATAGAGGAAAGTTTGTGTAGTACCTCCACCTGTATGATAATTAAATCCTACACTTCCAGTAACACCTAGTGATCCGGTCGCTCTGAAGGATCCTGAAACCCTAGAGTTGTCTGGAGAAATTAAACCGTTCCTGGCTACAAATTCGTTTGACATAGTCTATTCTTGGGGCGGTGTTTTATATAAATATTTTTGATCTTCTAAATCGCTAGCTTCCTTAGTTAACACAGCAATTTGTTGTTGCTGCTCTTGAATAGCTTTAATTAGGGCGGCTACCATTTTAGAGTAACTAATACCTGTTATTTTACCCTCTTCGTCTCTACTTACTACCTCGGGATAAATTTCGGCTACCTCTTCGGCAATCAGACCAATATCTGGTTTGCGGCTTGTTTTCCAAACAAACTCTACTGGTTTAAGTTGATTAATCTTATCAAGCTGGTTTGTTAATTCTTTAACGTTGTCTTTATAACGATGGGCTGAAGTTTCTACTAGACATGATACTGTTGTTATACCGGTATTAGATGAGTAGTCGAATGATTTTACTATAGCGGCCGTACCGTTGTATTCTTCTGTGCATGCTACAACTGTTGGGGATGTACCGCCAAATGCTAAAGCAGAGTGTTGTACACCAGCACTTGCTAAGCTGTCTCTACCAGTGATTAAAGCACCTCCTGCCAACCATGAAGATCCATCATACTCTTCTGTACAAGCACGAACTGTAGGTGATGCATATCCTCCAAGAGCAAGAGCTGTATTTTGAGTACCTGTCCCTGCTAATCGAGTTCTACCAGTAATTATAGCACCGCCTGTTGACCAGCTAGCTCCATCATATTCTTCTGTGCAAGCTCCATTTGGATTGTTTCCACCAAAAGCTATAGCTGCATTTTGAATACCTGCTCCAGCTAGACTAAATCTAGAAGTAATCATATTACCTCCCGCTGACCAAGCAGATCCATCATATTCTTCTGTACATGTTGGGTTTCCAAATGCTAAACCAGCATTTTGAGTACCAGCGCCTGCTAAATCACCTCTAGCAGTAATTAATGCTCCACCAGCTGACCAAGATGATCCATTATACTCTTCTGTGCAAGCTACAACAGCATTAATACATCCTCCAAATGCTAAACCAGCATTTTGAGTACCAGCGCCTGCTAAAATACTTCTTCCGCTAATCATCGCTCCGCCTGCTGCCCATGAAGATCCATCATATTCTTCAGAACATGCTACTTTAGTTGGTGTTGCTCCACCAAAAGCAAGACCTGCATTCTGTGTACCTGCCCCTGCTAAAGAAGTTCTAGCAGTAATCAAAGCACCGCCTGCTGACCATACACCTGCCCCTCCATCTGATGAATTAAAACAAAATTCGATATCGCTTATTGCTTTTACAGAGCCTGTTACTGCTAACGTCTCTGTCACTCTAGCCGATCTAATAGCTGTATTACCTGTTGAAGTTGAATAGTTAAATGCTTGGATAAGACCAGGGGCACCGCTATATTCTTCTGTACAGGCATAACCTGTAGCACCAGCTGGGCTTGCACCACCAAAAGCTAAAGCTTCATTCTGTGTTCCTGCTCCTTCAAGGGCATATCTAGCCTGTATTAAAGCACCGCCTGTAGCCCAAGTTGATCCATTATATGCTTCTGTACAGCTAACTAACGTTGGTGTTGATCCTCCAAAAACGAGGCCTGAGTTTTGAAAGCCGGCTCCTGCTGATTGATCTCTAGCTGTAATTAATGCACCACCTGCTGCCCATACTGTTCCGTTGTATTCTTCTGTACATGCAGTAGCGGATGGAGTTGTATTACCTCCAGATGCTAAACTAGCATTTTGTATTCCAGATGCCGCTGAACCGAATCTAGCAGTTATCAAACCACTAGCTACTGCCCATGCTGTACCATCATATTCTTCTGTACATGAACAAGCTGTATATGTTGGAGCAGCTCCTGAACCCCCAACAGCTAAAGCTGCATTTTGAGTTCCAACTCCCGGTGAATACCATCTAGTAGCTATCATAGCACCGCCTGTTGCCCATGTTGCTCCATCGTATTCTTCAGTACAAGTGACAATAGCTGTATTAGTAGGTGGGTTTGTTGCTCCTGAAAATCCTAAAGCTGCATTTTGCGTACCTGTACCTCCTAAACCAAACCTACCTGTTATCATTGCATTGCTTGCCGCCCATGATGTTCCATTGTATTCCTCAGTACAGTTACGCATTGAAGGAGGTGCGTATCCGTTAAAAACGAGAGCACTGTTTTGAACTCCAGCTCCGCCCG